TATTAAATCTTTCCTCTTATTTGATGGATTACCTTAAGAAGACCGTGGTCCTCGGATGATAACACATCGTACAAGAGCGTAACGCCCCTATTCCTATCTTAAGCTGTTTAAAAACAGTGAATGATGGTCTTGGGACATCTTGGTAATCAACGACCAAGTGGCGAGTACTATAGCTACGTAAATAGTAGCCATGGGTACACTAGACCGGGAGGATTCTTAGTTGGTTCTTCCATTTGGTGAGGGTTTGCAGCCCGACATCATCTAAAACGGTTATAGACCCATGAGTTGAATAAATAAAAAATATTTATTACTTAAAAAGCAACAAACATTTTATTTTACCAACTAATGGAAGTGATAGAAAGTTTACTTCTTCTATTTTTAGCTTCTCCTACCTATTTTACGGTAATGACCTTAATACAAGGTATCGACCCTAAATACAGGTTGAGAAATCTAAAAGTAGCTCCCATTCCTCCTTCATTGAAGGAAATGAGTGACAAAGAAGTAATACGTTTCTTTCACTTTTGTTCTATAATGTTCAAAATAACAAATAAAGAGATGGGGTTCTTGCTAAGATTAGCTGATAGAATAATCTCCTTGCAGAAAAATTCTGGTTGGAAATTTACTATAACTTACCTTGCTGAGTGCCTCCGAATCGTCTTTGATCTGTTATCAGAGAACCCGTTAAAAGATGGTAAAACATGGGTGTCGGTGTATGCTAACGGAGTACCTAAATTCTTTGGAATGGAGGGACGGGCCGTATTTGGTTCTTTAATCCAAGCGAAAAGCTCGGGTATTGAAACAGATAGGGACGTCCTTAAAGTATGCCGACTATTAATAACACTTTGTGCATCATTCAGAGCTATGTCCTTTGCACATGTGATCAAGTTTACATCTGTTACCTCTCCTTGGAGTGGTACTGGATATTTACAAGATTATCATGTTAAAAGGGCACTCGGAATAATGGGTTTTTCCAATTTAAAGAGAACTGTTAAAAGTCCTACTTTTCTTTGGTCAAACAAAAGTGGTGTTAATGCTCGGTATGCCTTCCTTTCCTCAGGTTTAGATCTCCTAGCGATGATGGACAGACCTTCCATATGGTTTTCATACCTTAAATATTGTATCCGGATGTCTTACATTCTATGGACAATAGTATTCATACTATTCTCCATTTCACTTCTTCCGCTTTACATCTTAAATCAATTGCGAGAGTTATTTATCGAAGAAGGAGCTTTGCTCCATCTAGGTAGATTAACAATCATAAAAGAGATGAGAGGTAAGGCGAGAGTTGTGGGAATTACAGACTACTGGACTCAATGTTTGTTTAAACCGCTCCATGATGCTATTTATGCCACTTTAGATAATTTACCTGAAGATGGTACAAATAATCAACTTGGACCGATTAAACTTATACTTAATCAGAAGGAGATTCCTACATATGTTACTTCGGTGGATCTTTCAGCAGCTACTGATAGACTTCCTGTTATCCAACAGGCAAGAATATTAGAGCTTCTGGGATTACCGGGTAACCTATGGATGGATATCCTTGCTCGACCATATAATTATATGGACGAGGATTATGTATATGAGGTAGGACAACCTATGGGAGCCTATTCATCTTTCGCTATGTTAGCACTAACCAACCATGTAATATGTCAGGTAGCTTTCCTACGGGCCAAAGTGGAATACACAAGAAAACTTGGTCAGTATGCCATTCTTGGGGACGATGTGGTTATAACCATATCATCCGTAAGTGCTGAATACGAAGGTTTAATGAGATTACTCGGTGTCGAGATTAACCCAATAAAAGGGTTTAGAGGCAAAGTCTTTGAGTTCGCAAAAAGAGTCTTTCACGTAGACGGTACTGATTTCAGTCCCGTTTCCGCTAAAGTTCTTCTGCGATCTTGCAGAGATCCAGTCTTTATACCTGCTCTAATTAATGATTTCATTAATAAGGGCTATTGGCCAATTTTGAACACAGAGCTGTCAACTTTCACCTTGCTTCTAGAGTCACATTCCAAATCTGGAATGGGACAATGGAAGTGGTTATTTAGTATTTTAGGACCCCAAAGCGGCTTCTGGTCACACTTTTCAGGGAATGAGGTAGGTCCAAGACCTTTCCAACTTCTCTTCAAAGAGTTTCTTGAAACCATAGGTGTGAATTTTTCTGATGTGTTAGACCTTTATAAGGTAAAACTATCAAGAAAAAGTCACTTGTCCGTAAGATCTTTACTTGATCTTGGTCATAGTAGTTTGGCTACATTGTCGTATTCTAAGTCTCCATGGATATGGAGCGCTAAGAAATTCGAGAATGCGGTTAAACTGCCATCACCTAAATACATGGCCGTGTTGACAACGGCATCCTTATGGAACCTTCTTCTTCCGTTATTATTTTATAAATGGATTAAAGGCTTTTCTCGAGGTGTATACTTTATCTTCGTGGATTCACTACTTAACACTAAGGAATTTATGGACGTTCAATTGCAATTTGCAATGGAGCATCCTCTCTTAATAGCCAAAATTTGGCTAAAAAGTAAGTTCCCTAGAGTTAATGTAGATTTCGAGGCAGAATTCCATTGGAATCTTGGAAACTCACCGGCTGTAGCAGCTAATATCTATGATAGTAGCTACTCCAACACGACGAGTGGACAATTTTTCAATTGGGTTCTTTCCTTGAAATTAATGAAACCCATGCAGATAATTAATACAAGATTTAGTAAGGCTACGAGTGAAGACGATATGATGCCAGTGGTTAAAACCGCTGTATCAATATTATCTAAACTCCATAGTGATTACCAATCATTCTCAAGTACGCAAAAGAGAATATTCCTTCTTAAGTTGAAACTTAAGGCCAGCGAAGCTGAACTTAAGAGACTACGAAAGAAAGCGGCTTCTCTTGGCATTAAGCCCACTCCAAAAATAATTTTGGACATTAAAGGAC